ATCAATCAACATGTAAAAATAAAGTAATAATACTCGATTGTTGCCATGCTGGCCATTTAGGTTCTATTGCAGCCATAAATGGCAACTGTGCGATAATTGGTGAAGGGTTAAGCGTTTTAACTGCATGTGAAAAGCAGGAGAGTGCTGTTGAACATAGCGGTCATGGAATTTTCACTGCACTACTTATTGCAGCGCTTAATGGTGGAGCAGCTGATTTATTAGGCGAAATCACATCAGCGAGCATCTATGCTTACATTGATCGAGCTCTTGGAGCTTGGGAACAACGACCGATGTTTAAAGCGAATATCGATCAATATACTTCTTTAAGAAAGGTAAACCCTCAAATTTCATTAGATATTCTCCGCAAGATCACTGATTTTTTTTCGTGGGAAGGAGATCAATTTAGTCTCGATCCTTCATTCGAAGATACGAATGATCCTGAAGTACATTATGAGGTTGTTAGTCCATATGCAAACAAAGAGCATGTTGAAATGTTCAAAGTATTGCAGAAGCTGCAAAGCGTAGGTCTAGTTAAACCGAGTGATGCAGAGTTTATGTATTTTGCAGCAATGCAGTCAAAATCATGTGCACTCACTACTATAGGGAGAAGATACTGGACACTAGTAAAAAAAGGGAAAATTTGAGGAGGTAATGATGATTAAGAAAAGAACGTTTATAAGTTTCGACTTTGACAACGATTCAGATTTGAAAAATCTACTTGTAGGTCAAGCCAGAAACGAGGATTCGCCATTCCAAATTACTGATATGTCAATCAAAGAAGTAATTGCTTATGATTGGAAAAGCAAAGCGAGGGCTCGAATCAAAGGGTGCGACTTAGTTATTGTTATATGCGGAGAGAAAACTAATTCTGCCGCCGGTGTTTCAGCCGAACTAGAAATTGCCCGAGAAGAAAGGATTCCTTATTTCCTTCTCAATGGTAGATCCAATAAGACGTGTGTAAAACCAAAATCTGCATCGATACTAGACAAGATATATAACTGGAATTGGGAGAACTTAAAAGTCTTAATCAATGGGGGAAGATAAATAGAAATGTCATTTCTACGAAGAGATTATACTATCACTCGCAAAGATGTCAATCAATCGTTCTCTTTACTGAAAGTGAATATAATCAAGATTTAATAGTATTATTGTGCAGTTTCGCTTGAATTCGAGTATGCAAATCGAAACATTCAATATGTCCCACAATGTCCCATTTCCATTTGCTAAAATAGTACCATGAACACTTGAAGAGACCCACGCGGTCTCTTCTTCTTTCCCCTCGACGCCAACGGGCGTCATTTTCATTTTTGGAGGAAACACATGCAGATCACCGATAAATTCGAGATCGTTCCGGTTGCGGAGATCAAGCCCGACGAACGCAACGCCCGCAAGCACAGCGATGTGCAGATCACGGAGCTTCGCCGCTCTCTGCAGGAGTTTGGCTTCGTCAATCCGCTCCTGATCGACAAAGACAAGAAGATCATCGCTGGGCACGGGCGGCTCGTCGCCGCAGTTGCCGAAGGCATGGACGCGGTGCCGTGCATCTTCGTCGAGCACCTAAACGAATCACAACGCCGCGCATACATGCTTGCGGACAATCGCCTTGCGGAGCACGCGACGTGGGATATCGGCCTGTTGAATGAGGAATTGAAGTTTCTGGACGATCTCGGCTTTGACGTGACGATCACTGGATTTGATCTGCCGGAGCTCGCGCAGGAAGCCGTGGACGACGGCTACGAACCGGAACTGCCTGCGACACCCAAGAGTAAAGAGGGACAGATCTATCGCCTCGGTCGGCATCGGCTCATGTGCGGGGACAGCACGGTTTCGGAGCACGTCGCGCTCCTCATGGAAGGCGTTCAGGCGGATCTGCTCTTGACCGATCCTCCGTATAACGTGGATTACAAAGGCAAGACGAAGGAAGAGCTGACCATCGAGAACGACGCGCAGTCGGACGACGCGTTTCTTGAGTTTCTCGTCAAGGCGTTCACCAATGCACAGGAGCACATGAAGCCGGGCGCGGTTTTCTACATCTGGCACGCGGATTCGAACGGTTATCTCTTCCGCGCGGCGGTGCGGGAAGCGGGGCTGACCGTGCGCCAGTGCCTGATTTGGGTGAAGAACAGCATGGTCATGGGCCGTCAGGACTACCAATGGAAGCACGAGCCGTGCCTCTACGGTTGGAAGGAAGGCGCAGGTCACCTCTGGGCGAGCGACCGCAAGCAGACGACTTTGCTTGAGTTTGACCGACCGACACGCAGCAAGGAGCACCCGACCATGAAGCCGATCCCGCTGTTCGATTATCAGATGCAGAACAACACCAAGGGCGGCGACGTGGTTCTCGACCTTTTCAGTGGCTCTGGCACGAGCATCATGGCGGCGGAGCAGAACGGGCGCGTGTGCTACTGCATGGAAAAAGACCCACGGTATGTGGACGTGATCATCGACAGGTGGGAGAAGTTCACCGGGGAGACGGCGGTGCTGATTCATGGTTGACGTGGCAAGGCATCAGGAGAAGCTGAAGCAGATCAAAGCGGAGTATCAGCGCGCGAGCGGCTATCGCCGCAGAGACCTCGGCAAGTACATCAAGCGGTTGCAGAACGAAATGCGTGAATGCAGCATGCACCAGAACGGAACATACGGAAAGGCAAGAGTGTGAGCAGGATCGTGTACGGAGATGCATGTATCCGGTGCGCGTGCGCCGCTGACGACGACGGTGTGCTCTACTGCAGTGAGGACGCGTGCATCAAGGAAGGGACAGCGGATGTCAGCGAATCCGGCGTACAACAAACAGCGACACCGTGACTGGTCGGCGGCGGTCATGCGCAGGGATAAACACCTCTGTCAAGACTGCAAGCGGTACGGCAGGAACGTAGCGGCGGACGTTGCACATCACATCGAACCGATCAGCGAGCGGCCTGACCTCGCGTACAGCATCAAAAACGGTATCGCACTCTGCCACAAGTGCCACGCTAAACTACACCCCGAGAAAGGTGGCAGGCATTAGCCCCCCCGGTCATCAGAATCAGCAGAAAAGATACCGCGACCGGGGGCCATAGCCTCTTCCAAGTGTGCGCGAATATGAAGGGGGGGTATCGGGAAAAACTCCCCCAAAGAAGGAGGGTGAAATTACATGCCTAGACCCCAAAAAACATGGACGGTTAGGGACTTTGAGCAGTTCGAAGCCCTCTGCAAAATCCAGTGCTCGAAGGCGGATATTTGCGCCGTTATGGACGTTTCGGAAAAGACGCTCGAACGTCTTATCCGAGACAAATACAGGTACACATTCGAAGCGGTGCAATCCCGCTTCCGGGCATATGGAAAAGCGTCTCTGCTGCGGTCTCAGTTCAAACTCGCGGAGCGCAATCCCAGCATGGCGATCTGGCTTGGGAAGCAGTTTCTGGGTCAGCAGGACCCCTCCATGCGGAGGCCGCCCGGCTCGGAGCGCGGCGCGTCGCAGCTGGACGCGTTTCTAGATGAAGCCGACCGGATATGACGTCGTCGTAGAATATGCCCGGAGCATTTTAGAAGGTCGCAAGATCGCCTGCCGGGAGAAGATACAGGAGTGCGAGCGGTTCTTCCGCGACCTGGAAAACCCTGCCTACGAGTTCGACTGCAAAGACCCGGAGTTTGTCGTCCGCTTCATAGAGACATGTGTCAGGCACAAAGAGGGTGAATCGCTGCGGGGCGAACCGCTGCTTGGAAAACCGCTCTTGCTCGAACCGTGGGAGAAGTTCATCGTCTACAACCTGCTCGGCTTCCGGCTGAAGGGAACGAAGGAGCGCCGCTTTAAAGAGGCGTTCCTTTTTGTTGCGCGAAAGAACGGCAAGACCCCGTTCTCCGCGGCGCTGGCGTTGGCACTGGCGTTTCTCGAACGCAGAAGCGGTTCGCGCATCTACATTGTGGGCGCGGCGCTCAAACAGGCACGGCAGGCGTTTGACCATATCCTCTTCAACCTCGATCAGATGGGCGAACTGCGGAAGTTCCGTGTGCTGGACAACAACGCGGAACACTCTATCACGCGCACTTTTTTTGAGAACGGACACGTTTCCGGTTCGCTCCGCATCGAGGCGCTTGCCGCAAACCCCGACAAGCAGGACTCGCTGGTGGCGAACATCCAGATCTGCGACGAGCTGCATGCGTACAAGAGCGCGAAGCAGTACAACGTCATCAAAGAATCGGGGAAAGCGTACAGCAACCGACTCTGCATCGGGATCACGACCGGCGGCGACAATCCGACCGGATTCTGCTATCAGCGGCTGCAATATTGCAGGCGGGTATTGAATCGAACGTGCCCGGACGAGCAGCTGTTCATCTTCATCTGCAAAGCGGACGAGAATGAAAGCGGCGAAGTGGATTACACCAATGCGGTGGAACACGAAAAAGCGAACCCGAACTACGGCGTGTCGATTCGTCCGGCGGAGATCATGGACGATTCAATTCAAGCGCAGAACGATCCGCAGCAGCGCAAGGATTTTCTTGCAAAACGACTGAACATCTTCACGTCCGCCATGAAGGCATATTTCGACGTGGAGGAATTCCGCAGAAGTGACGCGGAGTACAGCTGGACGATCGAGCAGCTCGCAAAACTCCCGATCAAGTGGTACGGTGGCGCGGATCTGTCGCGCCTGCACGATCTGACCACCGCGGCATTGTACGGCACATACAAAGACGTGGATATCGTCATCCCACACTGCTGGTTTCCGGTCACCGCGGCATACCGCAAAGCTGACGAGGACAACATTCCACTCTTTGGCTGGAAGGACGACGGCTGGCTCACCATGAGCAACGCTCCAACAGTCAACCACGCCGAGGTCGTGAACTGGTTCAAGCAGATGCGCGCGGCAGGCTTTTCCATTGCAGAGATCGGCCATGACCGGAAGTTTTGCCGCGAGTATTTCATCGGAATGAAAGCCGCGGGGTTCAAGGTGTTTGACCAGCCGCAGTACTTCTACAAGAAGTCGGAGGGTTTCCGGCACATCGAGGTCAAGGCGAAGAACCGGCAGCTCTACTACTGCCACGCGGCTCCGTTTGAGTACTGCGTGCAGAACGTACATGCCATCGAAAAGACCGACGACATGATCCAGTACGACAAAATCGAGCCGGAGCAGAGAATCGACGTGTTCGACGCTTCGGTTTTTGCATGCGTCCGGATGCTGGAATCGTTGGAGCGCAGCCGCAAGGCCCAGAAATGGCTGGAGGAAGAATAGATATGGCAAAGAAACACGCGCGAAACGCGCGCGCACCCACCGAGCATCGAACCGTCAGCGGCCTGACATGGCTGTGTTCGCCTGATACGTATAACCTCCTGACCGGATATACGCCGCTGAGCGAGAATCCCGAAGTCCAGACCGCGATCCAGCGCATCGCGGACCTTGTGAGTTCCATGACCATTCACCTCATGGAAAACGCGCGGGACGGCGACAAGCGGATCAAAAACGAGCTCTCCCGTAAGGTTGATATCACGCCGTGCAAGTACATCACGAGAAAAGCGTGGATCGAGACCATCGTCAAGGACATGATCATCGGCGGCAACAGCTTGCAGATCCCGCATTATCACGGGAATCTGCTGGATGACATCGAGCCGCTCGCACGGAGCAAATACTCTATCCTCGACCGTGAGTATGGTTACGACCTGCTCATCCGCGGGGAACGGTTCGACCATGACGAGGTGCTGCACTTTGTGCTCAACCCCGATCCGGAGCATCCGTGGCGCGGGTTGGGGCATGCGGTTCTTTTGAAGAGCGTCGCGCGGCAGTTGGCCCGCGCGCGGAACACAGCAGCCGCGCTCATGGAGAGCCCCGCGCCGTCGATCATCGTCAAGGTGGATGGCCTAACGGAAGAGTTCGCTTCACCGGAAGGGCGTAGAAAGCTTTCGGAGCAGTATCTCAGCAGCTCCGAAAACGGACAGCCGTGGTTCATTCCGGCAGAGGCGTTTGCCATTGAAAAAGTAGCGCCGCTGAACCTGAATGATCTCGCGATCATCGACAGCATCAACTTAGACAAACGGACTGCGGCGGCGATCATCGGCGTGCCGCCTTTTTTAGTGGGCGTCGGAAAATTCGATCAGGATGAGTTCAACGCTTTTATTCGCATTGTCGTGTTACCGATAGCACGCGCAATCGAACAGGAGCTGACGCGCAAACTCTTGATCTCCCCGAACTGGTACTTCCGGTTCAACCCGCGCTCGCTGTATGCGTACTCCATCACGGAACTGGGCGAAGTGAACTGCAATCTGGTGGACCGAGCCATCATTGACCGAAACGAAGCCCGTGACGCGTTGGGTTACGATCCGCGGGATGGACTCTCCGAATTGGCTGTTCTGGAGAACTACATTCCGTATTCCAAAATCGGGGAACAAAAGAAGCTGGAATCGTCCGGCAAGAAAGGAGCGGACAAAGATGGCGAATCCTAACGTGCGTGAAAGTGAACGCCGGTTTCGCAGCGTTCAGCCAACACAGCTGCGCGCGGAGGAAACGGACGGCAAGCGCACGATCGAAACGTACTTTGCCGTGTTCGGCGATGTCTACGAGATGTGGCCGGGCGCAACAGAGAGCTTTGACGCACATGCGTTCGACGGTGCACTCAGCGCGGATGTGCGGTGTCTCAACAACCACGATCCTTCCAAAGTGCTGGGCCGTACCAAAGCCGGAACGCTGCTGCTCTCGATCGACAACTACGGTCTCAAGGGCATTGTCGAGATCAACGAGCGGGATCAGGATGCGATGAACCTGTACGCGCGCGTGCAGCGCGGCGACGTTTCCCAGTGCTCCGTCGGGTTCGACATCCTGCGTGAGGATTACCGCATCAACCCGGACGGAACGCAGCACTGGACGATTCTGGAGGTCAAACTCTACGAAGGCTCCATCGTCACGTTCCCGGCGTACGAAAAGACCGAGGCGGTTGCACGATCCCTGCGGATGGCGCAGTCGTTCGAATTCTGGAGAAAGAACATGAAAGAGAGGATGCATCAATGGCACTCAAACAGCTCATGCTGCGAAAAAGACTAGAGGCAGCGCAAGCAGAGGCGGATAAACACCGCTCGAAGCGATCCGCACTGGATGAGAGACAGACCGCGCTGCAGACCCGTGAACAGGAGGCCGAAGCGGCTTTGAATGAGCTGACCGCCGACTCCACGCAGGAAGAGCGCGACGCGGTCGAGCAGGAAGCAAACAGCATCGAAACCGAGCAGACCGCGCTGGAGCAGGAGATCAGCGATCACGATACGGAGCAGACGCGTCTGGACGAGGTTGTGACCGGCCTCGAATCCGAGGTGCAGCAGCTGGATCAACGCAGCGCACCGCCCGCAGTTAACAAACCCGCGCTCCCCGACAATCGGAGCAGAAAGGACCCCGGTATGGCAACCAGAACCAAATTTTACGGTATGTCCCACGAAGAGCGCAGCGTATTTTTCGCGCGTGAGGAGATCAAGTCCTTCCTCGCGCAGATCCGCTCGAGCTGCCAGACGCGCGCCGTTACCAACACGCAGCTGACGATCCCGGACGTCATGCTGGAGTTGCTGCGCGACAATATGACGCAGTACTCCAAGCTCGTCAAGCACGTCAACCTCAAGCGCGTCAAGGGCAAAGCGCGCCAGAACATCATGGGCGCGATCCCCGAAGCGGTCTGGATCGAAGCGGTCGGTTCTCTCAACGAGCTGGATCTCACGCTCAACCAGATCGAAGTCGACGGCTATATGATCGGCGGCTGGATTCCGATCTCCAACGTATATCTCGAGGACAGCGACATGAACCTCGGCGCGGAGATCATGGACGCGCTCGGCAAGGCGATCGGCCTTGGCCTCGACCGCGCGATTCTCTTCGGCACCGGGGTCAAGATGCCCATCGGCATCGTGACGCGGTTGCAGCAGACCGCACAGCCCTCGAGCTGGGAGACCAACGCACGTGCCTGGACGGATCTGCATGAGAGCAACATCAAAAAGCTCAACATCGCCGACAGCACGGGCGCTGCGTTCTTTATCGCACTGGTGAAAGCGCTTGGCGTTGCAAATCCGCTCTATTCGGACGGCAAAGCCTTCTGGGTCATGAACCGTGCCACGCACATGGACATCAAGGCAAAGGCGCTGGCGTTCATTCCTTCGGCGCTGCTCACCGCGGGCGACAACACGTTTCCGGTGATCGGCGGCACGGTAGAAGAGTGCGAGCTCGTGGGCGACAACGAGATCGTCGGTGGATTCGGCTCTCTCTACCTGCTCTCCGAGCGCGAGGGCCAGAAGATCGAGTCGAGTGAACATGTGCGCTTCCTTGAAAACCAGACGGTGTTCAAGGGATACGCGCGTTACGACGGTAAACCGGTCATCGGGGAGGCGTTTGTTATGGTTCGCTACGACAACACCGACGCCGCGACCAGCGCCGCGTTCCCGATCGACTACGCCAACACGGAACTCGGCGTACTCGGCGTGACTGCCGCGGCAGGCGCTGCTTCCGGCGACACCGTGCTCACGGTCACTGGCACCGAAGCGGATGGCACCACGCTCAAGTTCCGCATTGGCGACTTCAACCCGAACACCGGCGACAAGGTCGTGGGTTACACGGCACTCACGTCCGGCACCACGCAGATCACCTGCGCGGCAGGCAAGACCATCACGGTGGTCGAGCTGGATGCGGCTGGCCGCGTGATCAAGTCCGGCAAGGCATTCGCGGCGCCGAAGGCATAAGCAATTCTGAAAGGAGGATGCGGGCGTGGCATTTAACGAAAGCACGGCGCTGGCGCTGCTCATGGGGCGCATGGATCGGGCAGGCGTTGCCACGCCCGCTCCTCTGACGGAGTACTGGATGAGCGCGCTGCGAGCAGCGGCTGCAGAGCTGACCAACAAGGGAATCGCGTTGCAGGACACGGTGGAGGACTGCTTGCTCGTGGCAAACCTTGCCGCGGACAACCTCATGAGCCGTGACCGGACCACCGGCAGGCCGCTCTGGTTGACGCTTGCCATCCGCGAGCGGTGGCTACAGGAGCGGCGGGAGAGCGAAGATGAGAGCTGACTGGATCACACTCGTCAAGACGGAAGCATCGGACACGACGTTTCAGCAGATCACGCCTGTTTCGGGCCTGTCGTGCTGGGCACAGAAAAAGAGCGTCGTCCGCAGCGAGTTCTATGGAGCGGATGCGGCGGGCAGAATAGTCGACGCGGTGTTTGAAGTATCGCCCATCGACTATGTAGGGCAGGAGCGATTGGTGCATCACACGGCAGACGGGGATATCGAATACCACATCGTGCGCGATTACAAACTGCCCAACAAACGCGACGCGGTCGAGCTGTCCTGCAACAGGATCGCGGGGTAACCATATGGCAACGATGAAATTTGAGGGTTTTGACGAGTACGAACAGATGCTGGCCAAGCTCGGCGACAGCACGGACAGCGTGCTCAATCAGATGGTCAGCGCGGGGCTGCGCATCCTGTACGCCAGGATCAAGAGCGCCAACAGCATATTTGCACGATACGTGAAGATGAAGGCCGCGCGCAAAAATCAGTGGGGCTGGTTTGCGCAAGTGCAGTTTCGCGGCAAGACCGAGTCCGGCACACCCGCTGCCCTTGCGGTCAATGTCTACGAGCATGGACGCGGTGGAAAGAACGCGCAGCCCGCGCGTCCGTGGCTGAATGCCGCTTGTTCTGCAGCGGAGCCGGAGTGCGTCGCCGAGATGCAAAAGATCTACGACGAGGAGGTGGAGCAGCTTGCCGGTTCTTGAAACGATCGACGCGGCGCTCGCGCCGCTGAAGCTCAAGCACGGAGTCGGTCGCTTTGTGGGAAATCCCACGGACGATCACTATATCCTCGTGCCGGAATATGACCGCGCGTTTGACGCGGATAACGATGCCTATCTCACCGACGAACATGTGAACATCGGATTCTATCTCGCCGGTGATTACCGCGTCACAGTTCGGTCGGCAAAGGCGCTGCTGAAAGCCGCAGGGTTTTTCCTGCAGGACGGTCAGTATGTCGCGTTTGAACCGGATACGAAGCAACATCATTACGCCTTGCCGGTGATCGGCAGGACTTAGGAGGGAAATAAGTGGGTAACAAATACAAATACGGCATCTCGCACCTTGCGGTCGCGCCGATCTCCATTGTAGACGGCGTATATACCTACGGTGCGCTGACGTTCTGGCCGGGCGCGGTTGCGATCACGCTCTCGCCCAATGGCAACATCGAGCCGTTCGAAGCGGATAACCGCGACTATGTCGTCATCGACAAGAGCGAAGGATATGACTGCGAAGTCGAAACGGCATACATTCCAGACGAGATCGCATCGCTGATTCTTGCCATGACCGAAGACAGCAAAAAGGTTGCAACCGAATATGCGGGCAAGATTTATCCGCAGTTCGCGCTGCTTGGGCAGTTTCAGGGCGACGTGCACAACCGCAGATTTGCGCTCATGGACTGCGTGGTCTCCGCGCGACCGGAGGTTGCCGCTAAGACCGCCAAAACAGGGACTCCGGAAACGGTCAAGCTCAAGATCGCGGCGCGCCCGCGGATCACCGACAATCTCGTGAAACTGCACACGAAGAGCACCACAGACGCAACGGTGTACAACAACTGGTTCACCGCGGTACAGGAACCGGCGGCTTGAGGTAGCACATGGAGAAAGTGATTAGAATTGCGGATCAGGACGTCGGTTTCAAAGCGCCTGCGTCTTTGCCGATCCGCTACCGCAACGCGACAGGCCGCGATCTGTTTTTTGATCTTCAGCTGCTTGCCGACGGAACGGACGAGGTGGAAATCAAGAAGTTCGGCAAGAAGAAAGAAACGGAGATCAAGCTCAACGATAAGTGGGACACCATGATCTTCTACGGCATCGCGCACACCATGGCGCGCGCGTACAGCGAGGAAGCGAGTCCCAACATCCTTGATTGGGTGGATTCGTTTGACACATTTCCGATCTTTGCGGTGTTTGCCGAGCTGCAGGAGCTGTTGAACAGGAGCCTGCAAACCACAAAAAAGTAGATGGCGACGGCGGACAAATAGACCTCCCAACGTATTTGCTGATTGCAAAGCGGATGGGGTTCACCGTCGCCGACCTGGATGCAATTACGATCGGCTTGTTTCTGGACGCATGTTTGTCGTCGAGCGACGAGGTGATCGACGACAGCATCGATAAGCTGTTTCCGTTTTAGGAGGAGATCATGGGCTATAACATCGGACCGACCATCGCGGTCAGGGGCGAGAAAGACTACACCAGTGCCCTCCGCTCGATCAAGGACAACATGAAGCTGGTTGCGTCCGAAGCCGCCGTCATGACCGCACAATTCGGTAAGAACAACGCGTCGGTGACCGCGCTCAAAGCAAAGAACGACGTGCTGAACCGCGCCATGACCGAGCAGAAGAAAGCCGTGTCCGAAGCGGAGCAGGCGCTCAAGCGCATGGATGAGGCGGGGGTCAAACCGACGGATCGCGCATACGTACAGATGAAAACAAACCTCAACCATGCGAGGGCTGCGCTGGAATCAACCAATCGAGAGATTCAGGAAAACGAATCGGCACTCAAGAGCGCCGGTCGTCAGACGGAGAGCTTCGGCGAAGGCTGGAAGAGCTTTGCAGCCGGTACCGGCAAGGTCGCGATCGGCGCGCTCAAGGGTATCGCGGTTGCGGCGGGCGCGGTGGCGGCGGCAACGGGCGCTGCGTTGGCTGCGGCGTTGAAGACCGCATTCGGCTTCAACAAAGACATGGAGAACTACCAGACGAACTTCGAGGTCATGCTCGGCAGCTACGAGCTTGCGGTCGACAAGACCCAAGAGCTAAAGCAGCTTGCCGCATCCACGCCGTTTGAAATGTCCGATCTTGCACAAGGCACGCAGACACTGCTCGCGTTTGGCGTTGCCAACAGCGAGAGCACGAGCCTGTTGAAGATGACCGGCGATATCGCGCTGGGCAACAGCGACAAGTTCCAGCGTCTCAATACAGCGCTCGGCAAAGCAGAGAGCCTTGGCAAGCTGACCGGCGAAACGTACCAGCAGATGGTGGAAGCCGGATTCAACCCGCTCAAGATCATCTCCGATCAGACCGGCGAGAGTATGGAAAAGCTGCAAAAGCGCATGAGCGCTGGCAAGGTCTCCGTGGAAGAGCTGACCGGGGCGATGGAGTTTGCAACTTCGGAAGGCGGGCAGTTCTACCAGGGCATGGAGAAAGCCTCCAAAACAACCGACGGCCTGATTTCGACGCTTACGGACAATGCAAAAGCGCTGGTCGGCAGCGTGTTAAAACCCATGACGGAATCGATCCGCACGGATCTGCTGCCCGCGGCGATTGAATACGTGTCGCGGTTGCAGACGGCGTTTGACATAAAAGGCTTTCAAGGGCTGACCGAAGAGGCCGGTAAGATTGCACAGGAGATTGCGCAGAAGATCAACGAGTCGATCCCCAAGATCGTGGAGTTCATCTCTGCCAACATGCCTGCTATGGTCGCCATGATCACCCAGACGCTGACCACGATCGTTTCCTCTGCAACGTCGGCATTGCCCGCGTTGCTGCCGGTACTGGTCGCGGCGGCAACGAGCCTGCTTTCGGCGGTGTTCGCGGCGCTGCAGCAGAACACACAAGCGATTTCGCAGGCGATGGTACAGATTGTGACGATGCTTGCGATGTTTCTCGTTCAGAACCTCCCGATCTTGATCGAAACCGGCTTGAACATCGTGATCGCGCTGACGCAGGGAATCGCACAGAGCCTGCCGGAGCTGATCCCCGCGATCGTCGCCATGGTGCTGGAGATCGTGAGCATACTGACCAACCCCGACACCGTCATCGAACTGAACAACGCCGCGCTGCAGATCATCCTCGCCGTGACCGAAGGCTTGATCCTTGCTCTGCCGGAGCTGCTCACAAGGCTGCCCGGCATTGTGCTCAACATTGCGGTCGGGTTCATCGAAGCGGCACCGCAGCTCTGGCAGAGCGGCAAAGAGCTGATTGCGCAGATGTGGGAAGGCATCGTGGCGCGGTTTTCCGAAGTATTCCTCTCGATCGGCCAGCTTGTCAGCGACAACATCACGCAGCCGGTCAAGGACAAGGTTTCGGACTTCTTCAACGTAGGCCGTGACCTGATCGTAGGAATTTGGAACGGTATCTCGGACAAGATCGCGTGGCTCAAGTCGCAGATCAAGGGCTTGGTGAACATCATCAAGGGCTGGTTCACCGGCAAGGACGGGTTCGACGAGCACTCTCCCTCAAAGTGGGCGTTTGGCGTGGGCTACTACATCACCAAAGCGCTCGGCATGGGCACGGAGAGCGGTATTGGCGAAGCGCTCTCGGCGGCTTCGAACGTGATCAACCGGGTCAAGTCGACCATGTCCGGCACGAGATTTGATCTGGATGTAAACGGCAACCCTGCCGGTTCATCCGGCGCGGGCGGAGCTACGCAGTATGTATTTCATATTTACGCGCGGGATAAAGAAACGGCGGTCGAGGCGGCGGACGCGACACTCGCGGCGTTTCAGCGCGGCAGATGGGCGGTGTCCACATGAGGGATATCTTTACTTACATCAATGACAACGGTGATTCGCTTGCGCTCAGCGCCGCAAACGGCTACCGGATCACGTCGATCACCGGCACGAGCGGCATATCCGTCAACGCGAACCAGGCGCAGGGAATCGGACAGATCGGAACCACCGTGCAGTCGCGCGTCGTGCAGTCAGTGCCCATGACCGTCACCGGATATATCATCGGCACCCGCGCGCAGATCGAAGCGCGCGCGGAGCGGCTCTTTGCGGTCGTGCTGCCGGATGTCGGCGCGCGGCTGTATCACAACGGCACATACTACCGGATCGTGACCCCGACCGCGACACCTGTTGTGGACAATGCGCTGCGCTTCCCCGGCTTTCAGTTTTCACTGCTGGCTCCCTATCCCTACTGGATGTTGGATCAGGCGACGAAGACAATCCTTACCGGCGTGCTGCCGCGCTTCAAGTTTCCGTGGAATATCTCGCAGCCGTACCGCTTCGGTGAAGTGATCGAAACGGCGTTTATAAACATTAAAAACAACGGACAGGTGGCGTGTCCGTTTACGGCAACGCTGAACGCAAAAGGCCCCGTGGTCAATCCACGACTCGTCAACGCGATCACCGGTGAGTTCATGCAGCTCAATCGCACCATGGCGGCAGGCGAGCGCGTGACCATCGAGATCACGCACGATCTGACGCATGTCACCTCGACGATTGACGGAGACATCCGCGGAGACTTGGAGATCAACAGCACGCTGGATCGCATGGCGGTTGGTGACAACCTGATCAAAACAGAAGCGGACGACGGCGCGTCCAACGTCGTGGTCAGCATAGACGTTGCGATCGAGAAAGTAGCGATACTCACATGCTAGTGGCTTTCAACCCGACTTTGACCGGATACCATGAGATCCGCGCGAACTCGTACCAGACGGAAGAATGGTACAACGATATCGGAAAGTTCACGCTCATAGTCCCGCCGACGACATACAACATCACGCATCTCGTGAAGGGCGCGATCCTGTTTCGTACCAGGATCAATCAGGCGATGGTGGTCACGCGCGTTTCGCCGGATACCTCTCAGGATCGCATCACGATCAACGGCTACACGACGAACTGGCTGCTCAACAAGCGCTCGATTGCGTCTGCTGCTGCGATTACCGCAGTAGAGAGCGGCATCTACGACACGATCAACGAAAACCTCCGTAGCCTGCCGCACCTGGAGACAGCCGGTTTGCAGGCGCTGCCCGAAATGCATAGCGCCATCCTCTTTGGAGGCGAACTGCTGGATGAATTCATTCCAATCCTGGACGCGGTTGAGCTGGGCCAACGAATGCGGTTTGATACGGCAAGGCGCAAGCACATCTTCGAAATCTACAAAGGCACTGACCTGACGAGCGGATCAAAAGCCGTCATCTTCTCGGACGAACAGGGCACCGCGCGCGATCTCAAGATTGAGGACGACGAGAGTTTGTTCAAAAACGTGATCTATGTTTTAGGAACACTCACGGACGGCACGACGATCGTTCGAACCGTCGGTACGGCGACCGGCGCAGACCGGTACGAATACTGGCATGATTCGCGTCTCAAACAGGACAACGAAGAGAGCATAGAAGACTTTCAGGCGCGGCTGGATGCGGCGGGCGCTGCCGAGGTGGCAAAGCGTGTGCGAAGCCTCGGCTTTTCGGTATGGGTTGACCCGGGCGAATATGGAGCAAAGTACAAGATGGGCGATCGCGTTCGCTGCGTGTCCAATCGGTTTGGCATGCAGTTTACCGCGATTATACGCGGCGTGAAGCGCACGATTCAGGCGCAGAACGAAACCGTGTCCATCGTGCTGGGTGAACCGGAAGTTACAGTGATTGGAGAGATGAAGCTGACATGGCGCAGATAAAGAGCTACCCCAATAACGTCAATGAAGAGATCGGCGCGGAACACGTCATGCGCTGGCACCATGGGCGGACACGCGGCGTCTACGGCGCGCAGGGCGAGCTGGCGGTAGCAAGCCTCACCACGCCCGGCATGGCGGTGACCGTCTCAGACGGCGGCGGCTGGCTGACGGACGCGGGCGGCAACGGCATCCATTTCTGGAACGACGTTTTCGCGGCAACGGCGGCGCTGCTACAGTTGCCGATCGCGACCGCTGACGGTGTGCTCAACCGCATCGATCGCGTGATCGTGGAGTGGTCCACACCGAACTACACGCAGTTGCCGGAGATCAAGATACTCAAAGGCGCAAACGCTTTAACCCCGGTGCCGCCTGCGCTGACAAACAACGCCTCGCTCCGGCAGCTTTCGCTGGCGCGGGTCAGTGTTGCGGCGGGCACACTTGCCATTACCGCGGGGATGATCTCAGACGAGCGGTTTGAACCGGCGGTCTGCGGCATCGTGACCGAAACCGTGCAGTTGGATACTTCCATGGCAACGGCGCAGTTCAACGAAGTGCTGGACAAGGCGCAGACTCTCGTTACCGATCTGCAGGGCGAAGCGGTGGTCGATCATGCCGCGACGCACGAGCCGGGCGGAGACGATGTGGCGAAGTTTGTCTTCTACGGCGGCGAGCAGCTGCTATCGGACGAGCAAAAAACGCAGGCGCGCTCGAATGTCAGCGCCGAAGCCGCGCGGTTGCAGTTCATCAACACGCCAGTAGACAATGATGCGTTTGTTTCCAACGCGACCTGCGCGGACTTTCCGTTTCGAGCGACAGTAACGCTAACAGGTGTTCTTTCCAGCATGGTGCCGCATGTGGTGTTCGATGTCGTGGACGCGATCAGCGGCATCTTCGCGCCGGTGGCTGCATGTTTTGACGGCGGCATCTATCTCTACGCCTCTGAAGTCCCCGCGGCGGACATCACGGTGCCGACCATCATCTGCTGGAGGTAGCCATGCACAATCCAAAGAAGCGTTATATAGCTGCTTACAAAGGAATACCATATCTGATCTTCGCGGCGCTCGCGGCGGGGTTTTTGTTCGGCGCGCCGCAAGCGGCTGCCGTATCATCCATCGCACGGGCGGATCAGCGCACGATAACCGTCGTCGAACGAAAGCGCTGCCCGTTTGTGTTCGCCGGATACATCGGCAGAACCAACAGCGTCTTGTCGACCGCGTTTACCGAGGCAGATTTTACCTATACCGGCTCATACGCATTTACGGATGCAGGGAATAAGAACTTCCAGCTGGATTTCTTAAGCAGCGGAACGTTCACTCCAAAGAAAAAAGTAACCATAGACATATTCCTGCTTGGCGGCGGTTCCGGAGGGCGCGCAAGCGACGCTGGCACGGGCAGAGGCGGTGCAGGGGGCAGCGGCGGACGAACCAAGACACACCTGAGTATCACGATCAACGCAAACCAATCCTATCCGATTGTCATTGGCGCAGGAGGTACATCGAACAACTCTGGCGGCGTGACATCGTTTGACACGACCTACACCGCGAACGGTGGAACTGTCGGCCCGAACTATCAAACAGGCGGCACAGGCGGTTCAGGCGGCGGTGGTGCACAGGGCGGCAACGGCGGCAGCGATGGCAGCGACGGAACGAACGGCGACTACACCAAAGGCAGCGGACAGGGCACGACCACGCGTGCATTTGGCGAGACATCCGGCACGCTGTATGCAGGCGGCGGCGGTGGCGGCGGCGGACAGTATTCCTACAGCGCGCTTCCCGGCTCTGGCGGCGCAGGCGGCGGTGCAAGCGGCGGTGCGAGACAGGGCGGCAATGGCGGCTCGTGTGCGGCGAACACAGGCGGCGGAGGCGGCGGAGGCGGCGGCAAATCCAGCACAACGTATCCGGGCGGCACAGGCGGATCAGGCCGATGCACCGTGAGAAACGCGAGGGGGTAATCATGACGAAACCAAAGAGCTATGCGATCGTCGCTGAAGGGGTTGTCATAAACGTGATATGGGTGCAGCCGAATCAAGCGAAAGAGTTTGACGCTGTTCCGCTGACGAACGCAGAAGCGGGTATTGGCTGGAGATATACAGGCGGCGAATTCACACCAGCACAAGAAGAACCGCAAGCAGAACCGTAATGTACCAAGGCTTAATCATCTTGACCGTCCTCTTTGCGGGGGCGGTCATCTTTTACGGCATCATCTCCCGCACACCGCGGGCATAGGAGGAAGCGCATGACAACTGGAATCGCATGGATTGACATCACGATTTGGCTTATTGGATTTCTGGGCTTTGGCGGGGCCGTTGGATCGATTGTTTCTCGATCTGTCAATCGAAAGATGGACGAGGAACGGGAAGAGCGTCGGAGGATTGAGAAAGCGAAACTCGAGTCGGAATTGCTCATTCACGAAGGCCTTTGCGCAACCGGTTGTCTCGCAGAAGCTACTGCAATCGCCGTTCAAGAAGGCAAATCGAACGGCAAAACCGATCGCGCGTTGGAATACTATCGTATTTACAGGGACAAAGAGGATGCTTTTTTGCGACGGCAGGCAACCGAGCGTCTGCACGAGGTAGGGTGACATGGGTATACGGATCGGTCACGCGGTCATGGACGAGCTGGGGAAAACGATCGGAGCCACGCCCGGCGATCAGACCGGTAAAGAGGTCACGATCAGCAAGTGGTATGCAAAGAACAGCGCCGGGCGCGTCTGGCAGTACTACCTCGAATGCACAGACTCCGCCATGGCAGAGCGAGCTGCGCGATACATGGAACAGATCTGCGCCAATGATGCGTTCGGCTATTCACAGGGGAAGACGCAGCGCTGGGATGGCTACCGCTCGATCAAGGCGAACAGCGGTATTGTCTCCGGCGCGCGCGGCGACTTCGATTGCAGCACGCTGGTGATCAGCTGCTACATCTTCGCGGGTTTGAACTTAACTCCGGACGGTTACACGGGCAATCTACGCATCAAGCTGCTCGCGACAGGCAAGTTCAAAAGCTACAGCGACAGCGGACACATCGGCACCGACAAGCTCGCCAAACGCGGCGGCGTCTATCTGCGCAGCGGGCATGTGCTCATGGCGCTGGAGGATGGCAGCGGCGCGGGCGGCACAACAGAAGCAAACAATCTTAAGGTAGTCGGCAAGATCATCGTCGATGAGATCAACAAATGGTGCAACGTGCGCAGCGGGCCGGGGCTGGAGTATACGATCATTGGTCGGGCGAAAAAAAACGACACCTACAGCGTGTATGGCGTCGTCGAGGACTGGTACCAGATCGATTACAACGGCTCGGTCGGGTTTATCTTCGGTGATCTTGCATCTGAAGTGCTGCCCGGCAACGTGTGAGGCGTAGCATGAAAAAAATACCAACGCTGACGAAGTTTATCGTTCTATCCATGGCGGCAATCACGGTCTATACCGCGGTGCTGCTGTGGTTGCGGGTGCAATGCGACTTCTGGATCGACACGGAGTATTCCCGCCTTTGGTATGGCTTCTGGGGCTCGGAGATCTTCATCTGCTCCGGCCTCAAAACGTGCAAGCTGATTCTGGGACGAATCAATCCGTTTACTGGACAGGGCAACACAACAGGAACCAACAGCGATGACGCTGTGGGATAAACGAAAGGAGAGCTTTATGGATTTGGCAAATTTGATTATTCTAGCGCTTTTTGTGGAGGCGATAGTGCAGACGATTAAACCTATTTGGGACAAGACCGCGGGAAAGATCACCGTCGCGGAGATTGTGAGCATGGGAATTGGAATCCTAATCGCCGTCGTCGCGAAAATCAACTTCCTTGCGGGAGTGGTGGAGATTTCGGAGCCAGTGCTGCTCTATGTGCTATATACTCTCACCGGCGTAGCGTTGGGAAGAGGACCGAGTTTTGTGCATGATCTGTGGGGGAAGATGAAAAGCAGTATTAGTAGCGATTAGCTTGTGGTGAATGGATGTTGTTACCCAAGCGTTCCTGCGGACTTAATACGAATGATATACTGCCTGCTTCTCGCAACGTTTTCTATCATGTTCCACGACAGGATGAGACTTATGGCAAAGATGTTAAAAGCAAATCGTGCGTAGGAGTGCAAATATCGGCCAGCAATTTTTCCCAAAGCACTTTCGTGCCCACCTGTGACAAGTTATGAAACGAAAAAGGAACAAGAAATGCTGGGAACAGAGACAGCTATAATCTCCATCGCTCGCTGAGCGCACTCCTAAGGTTGAAATCACTTTTTACGTTGTATTGCCATGAAACTCATGATCCCTATCAACCAGTCATTGCAGGTATATGCCTGACGGAGTTTTTAGCCAGAAAAATAGCCTTTTAGTATGAGCATTGATAAACCATCGTTATATATATTTTCGGAACGCTTCACTATCCTCATTAAACTTATCCTTTGAAATAAAGTTGTTTGATAAGCCATAGTCAATTAAGCACTGGAAAGAGCAATTTACCTTATGCCTTTGCGACCACCAATATAAATTCCAGAGGTACTCTTGTGTTTGTGGCCTACTTATAGTACTGGACAAAGTGTATTCTAATGCTTTTGCTTCGTTTTTCGATATGATATTCTCCTGTATTAGGTAACAGATATAT